TGTCCATTGAAAATGATATTTCATTAGGACAACATGATATCCGAGTAGTATCAGGCTCAACGTTACCTAGCAACAAGCAAGTAGAATATAACACTTACCTTGAAGCTTATAAACTTGGTCTGGTAGATGATGTCGAGGTTTTAAAGAAAACTGAAATCTTTGACAAAGAAGGTGTTCTTCAAAGAAAAGGACGTATGGCTCAAATGCAATCCTACATAGCACAACTTGAAAATCAAGTAAAGAAACTTTCAGGAGACTTGCAGACAGCAGATAGAGAAATGGTTAATGCTCGTAAGAGAGTAGAAACTGAGAAGTTCAAATCTAGGCTGAATGAAGTTATCCAAGATACGAAAGTTAAAGAAAGAGGAAAGCTACAAGACTTAGGAAGAGCAATTGACAATATGTCCGATGATGAAGGATAATAAGTAAAACGAGACGGTTCTGCATTATTAAATGAAATCGTCGGAAGGAAAAGTAAAAAATGGCAAATGAACAAGAAAACCAACAGGTTGAACAGGTAGACCCAATTGTTGCAGGAGCTGCTGGAACTGAGTCAACTATTTCAGTAGAAGAGCAACCAGCTGAAGGTGAAGAAACATCTGAAGCGGTTGATTGGGAAGCAGAAGCAAAAAAGTTTCAATCAATGTATGATAAAAAAACAGCTGAATATGAAAACTTTAACAAAGAAGCTCAAGAGCTTTATCAGTTAAAAAATCTATTAGCTGAAAGACCAGACGTTGTGCAAGCTATGGAATCTGTTCTTAGTGGACAATCTGCTGAGGCACAAAAGAGCAACGACGAAATCGTAAGTCAAGAATCTTTTGACCCTTGGGATGCTTATTACAAGCCAGACTCTCCATCCTACAAAATGAGGGTGCAAAGAGAAACTGAGCTTGTACACAAAACAGTTGACCAAGAACTTGGTAAACTGCAGCAGGCTATGGCAGTAAATAATTTAAAAAGTGAGTTAAAGTCTAGACATAAAATGTCTGACTATGAAGCTGAAGACTTTATTCAGTTTGCTACTACACCAAGAGGTGACTTACCAATCGATACTCTTATCAAAGTATATAGAGAAAGAGATGGTAGAAAAGTAAACGAAAACAAGAAAGCAGTTGAAAAAGCTCAAAGTATTCCTCAATCGGCCGGAGTACTCCAAGGTGCAGAGCCACCACAAAAAGGAGAAAAAGACCAAGTGTGGGATAGAATTATGAATGCTGGTAGCATACGAAGAATAGCAAAAAAGTAAATTTAGGAGAAAAAAATGGCTTTTAATCAAGGACAACTAAAGTCATCACAGATTACTGCTGCTGCAGCTAACGCTGGTGTGGGTCAGGCCCCAGACCAAAGAAGGCTGTACGACTTTTCTGATAGAGTTTCAGAACTTATGCCAGAAGAGTCACCATTTTTCGTCTACCTAAGTCAAGTTTCTAAAGTTGCTACAGATGATTCTGTATTTCGTTTCTTAGAAAACAGAACAGGTATTAACTACACATCTCGTAACTTTAGTTTGGCTGCGGACGTAAATGGCGGTAGTGCTGTATCTGCGGGCTCTGTCTACGATTTTACAATCGATGATGGAGCAGGAGCTGGAATTGGCTTCGTTACCAAAGGTATGGTAGTAGCAGTGAAAACTGTTGACGACACAAACGGTTATGGACAAGCGTTAGTTAGAGTTGAGTCAGCACCTAATGTACAAACAGCATCAACTACCTTCTCAGGTAGAGTTATTGATGTGTCAAATTCAAGCGTATCAGGATACAATGTTTTATCAGATAATGATGAAGCACAAATCGTTGGTACATCATTTGAAGAAGGAACAGGTTCACCTGATACTTTCTCAGATACAATTGAAGATGACTATGGGTATACTCAAATCTTTAAAACAGCTTGTGAATTAACTAACACAGCAATAGCTACAAGATATCGTGGCTATGAGAATGAATTCGATAGAATTTGGGCTCAAAAATTACGTGAACACAAAGTAGACATCGAAAGAGCTATGCTTTTCGGTCAAAAAGCTCGTGTTAACGGAGTACAATACACTGAAGGTCTTGTTGGACACATTGTAAAAAATGTTGCTCCAGTAACTGACAATTCAGCATTTTCATATTCATCAGGTGCGCCTTATTACAGAAGTGTAACTCAGGCTGAATTAACTTATGATAGATTACTTGCTGACTTAGAGGTTATATTTGACCCTGCAAGAGGCGGTTCAGGTGAAAGACTTGTATTAGCTTCATTGCCAGTAATTACATTCTTTAACAAAATGGGCGACGGTGCTTTCATTGATGCTTCTATAGGTCAATCATCTACTCCATTTAGAGTAAACATGAACAATGTACAAGGTAACTTCGGTCACCAGTTAATGGAAATTAACACTGTACACGGTTCTATGTACTTAGTGAAAGAACCTCTATTTAGAGGTATTGCAAGTGGCTTCATGCTTATGGCTGATATGTCTAAATTAGCATACAGACCATTAGTTGGAAACGGAATTAATCGTGATACTCAAATCATGACAAACGTACAAAATGCGGATGAGGATTTAAGAAAAGACATGATTATGACCGAAGCTGGTCTTGAAATCACACTTCCAGAATGTCATGCTCTATACAACGTGGAGGGATTATAAGATGGCAAGAGGTAGTATATTAGAAAAAAATAGCGGTAATGGTGGATATTTATTACCAGTTGAAAAAGTAACTGCAGCTAAAACTTTAGATGCAGTTAAAGATAGTGGCAAGGTTTTAGTTGTCGCTAACGCTGGTAGTGCATATGAAATCACTTTACCTACAACTTTAGAAGTTGGAACTCAGTATAAACTAATCTTTGAAGATTCACCAAATGCAGCAGTCACTATTGCAGCTGGCTCAGCAATTCTGTTTGGTAAAATCGCAGAAGGTGAAGTTGATACTAGTGATGACGCAGACGGTTCATCAGGTGCTACAGGTGTTACAAATATGAT